CGGCCTCGGCCACGGAAGCTGCGTCCTGCGCGACGGTGCGGGCGGCGCGCACGGGCGCATCGCCGGGCTTGGGCGAGCGCTCGATCAGCACCGGCAGAGCCGAGGCGTGAACGCCGCTGTGCTTGATGCCGAGGACGTCGCAGGCGGCCCGGTGATAGGCCTCCTCGCTGTCCATGGCCGGCAGATCACCGACCCACGGGCGCACGAAGCGCTCGGCGGCACGGAGCTTGGCCTGATGCTCGTTGGCGGCAGCCGCAGCCGCGACGGAGGCGCGCTGGATGGCGGCGTCCATCGCCGTGCGGGTGACGTAGTTCTTCATGTCGGGAGCCTTCGGAGCGGCGTCCTGCGCCGGCTTGTCCTTGCCCTTGTCCTTGCCGTCATCGTCGCCGGCCATCGGAGCGGCGGGGGCGTCGTTGCTCGACAGCATGCCGCGCACGGCTTCCAGATCCTCGTCCGACAGCTTGCCGGACAGGAAGGACAGGATCTCCTCGTTGGAGGCGTCTACGGCCTCAGGGGCCGGATCGGCCGGGTCGGCGCCCGGGACGTCCTCGACGGTGTCCTTCAGGTCCTCGACGGCCTCTTCCACCACGTCGAGCATCTGCTCCACGTCGTCGAGGTCGGCGTCCTGCGCGAGGTGGCCGGCGGTGGCGCCCTTCAGGCCGAGGGCCAGGATCGGGCGGCGGTTCTTGAAGTTCTTGGCGGTGAGGCCATCGACCAGAGGCCGAATGTCGACCTTGGCGTCCTGCGCAATCTTTCCGCGCAGGTACATGCTGAGCGCGCCCTGCGTGTGCGCAGCGGCCCGCGACAGGGCGGTTTTCTGCATGATGATGTATCCTATTGACGAGTCGCCGACGACAACATCGGGTCCGGCGCGGCCCTTTCGGACCAGTGCGACGTGGTTCGCGGCGATGTTCCGCATCACGCCATCGTATCGAACACCTGCATAGGTGCCGGGCGTCATGTCGGGCTCGTAGCGATACGCGCTCGACAATTCTTTCTGCGATCCATCCTCGACCATGCGAATGGCAGGACCGGACCAGCAGGCGAGGTCAGCGTACAGGTACGGCGCCTCGAAACTTGGATTGGACACCACCCCGACCGTGCGGGTGTGGTCGTGATCGTCCGCGTTGACCGGGTTATGGTCGAACAGCAGCGGCTTGTTGTTGAAGCTGTCTGCGGCCTTCGCCAGTTCCTCCGGATCGCGCAGCAGCGCATACCGGCGGTCAGCGTCGAGCCCGAGTTCTTCCCAGCCTGGGATTTCCCGGCCTAGATACTCGTTCACGCACGCCTTGCTGATGGGCGTCCGCTTGACGTGGAGGTGGCCGTCGCCGTCGAACACGCGCGCGGAGGCGCGGTCAAGGGCCAGACGGTCCTGCTTCTTGACGGTGAATTGCATGTGCGCCTCAATCGGGCAGCACGGGCTCCGGAAAGCAGCGACAGTTCGGAACCGCGCCTGCATGGCCCGTCAGCCCGTCTAGGGTGGGCGGCGCAGTCCAGAGGACGAACTTGCCGTTCATGGCCTTGTGTGAGGGACGCACGTCGCTGTCGCCCGCGGTGCGCCAGTTGTAGCCTTCGCTTCCGACGTGCTCGGCTCTCGCCTGCGTCAGGAGCGTGGAGGTGCGACCAACTTCGGTCCTGGCGATCAGGTCAGCCCGAGACTTCGTAACCTCACCGGTCTTCATGATCTCGGCCGAGATCTGATCGGCTCGCCAGCCCTTGGTGATGCCCTCGCGGGTCATCGCATGAACGCGCTCGGCGGCCTCACGAGGCAGGCTGGTGATCAGCCGGACCTGCTCATCCTGCCGGGCCCGCATCACCTGTCCGATGGGCGCCTCGGCGATCTCCTTGCGGAGCGCGTTGCCCATCTGCTCGGCGACGCGGAACCATGAGCGCTCATCTCGGGCGGCCACCTCTGCCACCATGCGATTGCCGACCGCCTCGGCCCAAGGCTTCAGCGTCTCGGCGTACCGCTCCAACGCCCGACCGATCGTGCCGGTGAGCGTCAGGTTTTCGAGGTCGAAGCCTCTGACCAGATCTCCCACATGCCGGGCCACCGACCGAAGCCGGCGCCCATACTCCCGCTCGATCTTTTTCGCCCGGATGAAGGCTGAGCGGACCGACTGCCCTGCCCTGTCTTGGGCGATGCCCGGGACGCTACTCCGCGGCCTGAGGCAACTGGGGCAGCAGATCGTCGGAGCGATCCGGTAGCGGCTCGGCGCCGTTTGGCTGGTCTGCATCCGGGTCCGCTTCCGGCGCGGGTGCCTCGGTCGAGGCCGCGTCGATGTCCTCGTCGGTGATCTGCGTGAACATGCCCGTGCTGTCGCCCATCTCGCGCAGCTCACGCATCACGATATCGCTCGGCAGGGCCGGCTCGGCGGTCATGATGGCCTGCGTGCGCTTCAGGGCGACGTCGGCCTTCTCGGCCTCGCTCATCTGCCACAGCGGCTCAAACTCGAAGCCGATGTCCTCGTCGATGTCACCGAACTCGGAAAGCTGCACGAAGCCGATGACGCGCTTCAGGTTCTCGCCGAACAGCTTTTCCTGATAGGCGTGGATGAAGTCGTAGAAGACACGGACCTCGCCGTCCGAGGAGGCATTGAGGCCCGAAGGCGTGACACCGAGCAGCTTGACGAGCGGGATGCCACAGACGCTGGCGATCTGCTCCTGAGCCTGGGCCTGGAGCTTGTCGAGTGTGCCCAGTGGGGTTGAGACGTTGAAGAATTCTTCGCCCGTGTTGAGGGCCATGAACCCGCGGTTATCCCGCATGTTCACGAACAGATCGACACGGTTCTGTAGGTCGGACGTGCCGCCGGCCGCAAGCATGTTGGCGAGATCCATGCCCTTGACGCCGCTCACCGAGAACGCGGCGATCAGGTCGGAGACGTCCTCGCGTGTCCGGAGCCAGTTAGCGACATAAGGCTGGGCCATCTGGGTCATGGCCAACCCACCGAAGGCATATGCCGCCTTCAGCAGATCCGGAACCTCTCGCCCGACGAACGTCAGCAGACGAGACCGGTGGATGGCCTTGCCTTGAACGAACCATGTCTGCGGAACGTACCAGTCCGCGTCCAGCGGGTTGATCGTGTTGTAGGCCTGCGGGTAGGCCCAGACAGCCTCGACCGGCTGCAGACGCAGGAGCTTGCCCTTGCGCACCTTCTGCCGGCTGGCGGCGTCTCGACCGTTGCCGATCGGCGCTTGCAGTTCCTCGCCGACCTGGTCGCCGTCCAGGGCGATGTAGAGGTGCCCTCGGCCGAAGAACCCGTCCCCCTCCGCGACCTTGCGGAAGGCGTCTCGCACGTTCAGGCGCTCAAGGGCGTCCGTCAGCAGGTCGATGCGGCCCTGGGTCTTCTCATCGCCCTTGCGGTTGACGAGGCGGATCCACTTCCGCGTCATCTCGGTCGCGATCGTCTCCACGATCCGGCGGTACTCGGGCCGCTGGGCCATGGCCGACAGCGTCGGATAGCCGAGGAAGTGCTGTCCCTCTAGCGCAACGTCGATCTGCCCAGCGGCCAGAACACCAGCCGCCCACGCTCCGGTTGCTGAGAGGGCGTCATCCTGGGCCAAGCCAGCGTCCGGCACGGCATGGCCTGGGAAGGCCGGCAACGCGAACGGATCGACCTTCGCAGGCTTCGGCTTCGCGAACAGCGCCACATGCTCCCGCGTGATCTTGAGCGGGGCGGTGGTCTCCGGCTTCTGTGTCGTGGCGGCGTTGACCCGTCCTCGGGCTCTCCGCATGGCGCGCTTGGTCATCCGTAGCGGCGACGCGGACCACCGAAGGCCGCGGCTTGATCCGGGGTCACGATAAGCGGACGCTTCACCTCATCCAGCATGAGGAAGCTCAGCGCCCAAACCATCGCATCAAGCCTGTCCGGCGAGCCTTCGCCAAGGTATCCGTCGCCGGCCATCTGGCACATCTGGTCCTCCAGATCCGGCATGCTCTGCACGTGCGTCACACGCCCCTGCTCATAGAGGGACGCTACCGGCTCAGCCCGCACCGCCTTACCTCGCGATGCCACCACCTCCTCGTAGGAAGCGTATGGATCCGCCGTCCGGATCACGTGCTCAACCATCGCGCCGCCGAAGTTGCGCTCGGCAACGATCCGGTCGGCCTTGAATTCTGCGTAGGCCTCTACAGCCCTGCGCCCCCAGCCGGCCGGCGACAGGTCACAAGTGCGATCCGCCAGCACATAGGCCCTGCCGTCCATACCCTTGCCGGCAACCACGATGCCGATGCTGTCACCGCCATCGTCCCCACGCGTTCCCGAGGGATCGACAGCCACAACGATGCGCCGCATTTGCGGGATCTCGACAGGCTTCAGCGCCTCGTCGATCATCGCCCGGGTCCACAGGGCGCCCGGGATGTCATCAAGGATCTCGGCCTCAAGCTCCTGCCGGCCCAAACGGGTCCCGGCGTATTTCGCCTCTAGCTGCTCAAGGGCGGCTGGGGCGAGGTTATCGGCATTGTCCCGCGTCCGGCCTCGCGTCAGGCGTGTACGGGCATCCTGCGCGATCCTACGCACCAGCGGTGTAGGCTTAGGGGTTGTTGTGACGACAGCCTGCGGGTTCTGCCCCAGTCGCAGGCCGAACAGAAGTTGGTCCCAGGCTTCCGGCTTCTTCCAAGCGGCCAACTCGTCGGCCCAAGCTCGGTGATGCTGCGGTCCACGCAGGCGCTCGGGTTCATCCGCCGAGAACAGCTTGTAGCGCGACCCGTTGACGAGGATCAGCTCGCCGAGCGACCGATTCCACGTCTCGATCATTTCAGGCGCCAGAACAGCCAAAAGGCCGCTGTCACCCTCAACGCATGTGTCTCGCGCATCGGCATAGGTCGGCGCGATAATCGCTATGCGAACACCGGGGTTGCTCACCCCGTACCACGCGACGTCTTCAGCTCCCGTTCTCGTCTTGCCCCACCCTCGGCCCGCGAGAATGAGCCACGTAAACCAGTCGCCACCGATCGGCGTTAGCTGTGCCGGTCGTGCGTACTCGATCCACCGGGACCTAGCCGCCAGACCCGCTTGACTTGCGGGCGGCAGCATCGCCCAGCGCGCGCGCGAAATCTCCGAAGGTTGCATCGGCGCCGATTTCAACCTTGCCGTCGTGCTCGATCTTCTGAGACACCCCAAGGTGCTTGCCCATCTCGGTCAGGGCGGCGACCTTGTTGTGCATCTTGATCTTGAGCGCGCCGTCCTTCGACTGGCTGATCTCCGCAACGGCAGCAGCGGCATCGTGATCGATGATGTCGGAGCCGATCAGCTCGACTTCGTTGTATGATCGTGTCTCGGGAACGCCGTCCTCGTCCACCTTGTCCGTCTCAGTCACGTTCGCGCGCCAAGCAACGACGCTACGGATGTCACTGAACCCAATGCGGGCAAGCTCGGTCAGAACACGGTCAGCGGTGACACGAGTGCGAACGGAACGCTCCGCCATCGCATCCGCAATCGCCTTACCCACCTCAACATGCTTCAACAGGCGGCCGCCTTGGGAGTAGGCGGTGTCTTCGCTGTAGCCGGCCCTTATCGCGGCCCGAGTTGCGTTCAGGTCGATCAGGTACTCGTCAACGAACCGCTGCTGTTGCGGTGTAAGGGCCATGCATCACCGCTTACGCTTCGAAGCCGCATCCTCGGCCGAAGGCTCGGCATCTGATCCATTCACCGGCGCAGCATCGCCCGTGCTCTCGGTGGCAGCCGGCGAGTTGCTGGACGAGGCGGGAGCGGCCGCAGCGGCTTCGGCCGACGTGGAGATGGCGGCAGGCACCGGATCGGCTTCAGCGGGCTTCTCAGCGGCCTTTACGGGCATCTCACCCGTCGCCATGACGGTGGCAGTCTGAACGATGGCGTCCATAGCCGTGCCGGTGTCGGACAGAAGCGGGAGAGCGGCCGCCAGCTTCTCCTTGACCGTGCCCATGTCGGGGGCGGCGTTGGCTTCGGCGAGAAGGGCGAGGCCCTTGGCGTGCTGATCCTTCACGGAGGAGCAGAGGCGCGAGAGAACGGCCTTGTGGGCGTCCTGCGACATGGAGGGCTCCTATACGTCAGAATGCGTCGTTGCGCGGGAACGGTTGCGCCAGAGCGCGATCACCGCGCCGCTCAAAATCGCAGAGCTACCCAAAAGCATTGTGCCGATCATCGCCCACTCCAGAGCGGGAGATGCCGGATGCATGGAGCCCATAGTGAGAAGCGCGAGACCACTCACGATTAAAGCGAGTCGATGCGCTGGGCGAGGAAGCCGTCAGCACGGGCGAGGGTGCGGTGACGATCAATGATCCGGCCGAGAGCTTCGGCGGTGCAGATGGACTGCGCGTGGATCGTCACGTTGTTGACGATGCGCACCTCAACCTGCTCGCGCTGGGCCATATGCTGGCGATCGGTCAGGGCTGTGGGCTGTGTGGCCTTGCGGGGGCCAGCGGCAGCAGCGCGGGCGATGCGAGCATGGCTCAGCGAGAGGAGCGTGTCGGTGGGATGCATTAGAGCCTCCCGGTAAGCAGCAGGATCACCAGCACCAGAACGAGCAGCCCGCCGAGGCCGAAGCCGTAGCCCGAGCCATAGCCGCCGTATCCAGGGCCACCGTAGACGCCGCCACCCAGAGCCACGACGATCAACAGGATCAAGACGATGCCGAGCACGCTCATGCCTTGGCTCCCGCCATCAGGTCGAAGCCTGCGGCCATCCATGCGAGGCCGAAGTGCGCCGGCAGGAACAGCCAAGTGAGGACGGCGTTCGGATCCGGCATCGATCTTAGCTCGCGTGCGTGGCGAGAAAGGCCATAAGGCCACCAAAGAAAAACCCGACGCCAAATCCTGAAAGCCAATAAGCGCCAGGCATCAGACCCACATCCGCAGCAGAGCCATGGCGATCAGGCCCGTGGCGGCCGACGTGAAGCCGATGGCAAAGCCGGACAGAGCGGGGCGCTCGTTCAGCCAGTCGCCCATCAGACGTGCTCGGCAGCTTCAGCCATCACCCTGCGCCTCAAGTCGGCGATCTCTCCGTCCGTGACGTCATCCCAGTCTTCCGGGAGAAGGTCATCGGGATCACGGTCAAGCCGGATGTCGGAGAGGTCGTCTTCGTTCAACGAACAGCCCTAGTGCATTGCCTGACGAGGCACGTTCACGAGGTCATTCGGGTTTCGCGGATCGTTGGACTTCCAATGGCCGCAACGCAGGTAATGCCACTGAACCCACATGCCTGGCTCGTTGGGATGCTCGACCTCGGCAAGGACCGGATAGGCATACGGGCCGCCACGGCCCGGCTTCTTGCAGTTGGCATCAAGCAGTCGGACAGCCCGACCATCTCGGGTGCGCAGCGGCTGCCCCAAATCCAGCGGTGCATAGCTCGGGTGAAGTAGCTCTCGCATCAGGCGGCTCCGCTCGTGATGGCGTCCATCGCAGCCTTCAATCCGGCATAGCCGCGGAGGTGGCTCGCAATTGCCCGCTCCAATCGATTACGGGACTCGCTGGCGGCTTTCTCGGCTTCGGCTGAGGCTTGAGTGCCAATTCCAAGCGCGCCCTCTCTACGGGCCGCAGAATGGAAATTCTTGATTGCCGCCGTGATGTCGGCCGGGATGGTCTCGGGCATGAGAGGCTTCCGGCTAAATCGGTTTGGACCCAGCCACCCACAGGTCGCCGCCGTGTTGGTTCACGCGCCTCGCTATGGCCGAGGCCGAACGTGCGAGGGTCCTCAATCAGCAGACGGACCGCTCACGCCTGCGATCGAACTGATTGCCCGAGCGCTTGGCGCTCTAGGGCTGAATGGATGAGATGGAGACCGAGGCCCAGGATTTAGGGCGCAACAAGCACTCAGCCTCGGCACAAGGCGCCGTGGGCCGGGCCACGAAGGGCGACAACATGCGCTCTGACGAGCACTAGGCCGCACACATCGATCTCCTGCGTGCCTAGATACACGAATGATAGGTTTTGTCAATCGTCCTAGGCCGCCTCAATAGCATTTTCCTCAAGCCACATCGGCGTAACGCGGCCGAAGATGTCGACGCCGACCTTCGTTCGACCCGTGCGCTCGTCGTGTTCCTCGACGGTGCCTCGAAATGACGCGAACGGTCCTTCCTTGACCCGAACGCTACCGCCGATCTCGAACAGCACCCTACGGGCGGCATCGTCGTCGCCACCCACGCCCGTGATGCAATCCGCGAAGTTCTGCAGGTCCTCTGCGGAGATGACCATGTGGCCACCGCCAGGGCGTTGCACGACGCCGGATCGACCATAGCCCGTCGCGTCGTCGTAAACGCCAGGATGACTCTCCACGTGACGCAGCTCGCGCCAGTCCAGCACGCCGACGAAGATGACACGGCGCAAGACAGGGATCAGAGCCAGCCGCACCTTGCCGATCTCGGACACCAGCCGGATCGCCTCGCGAGCCTCGAAAACAGGCGTCCCGGTCGCAGTGATTTGCTCGGCGGCCTTCGTCGCCCAACGCGGCAGCGTCCGGATGACGTACCATGTGCGGGTCGGGTCAACCTCGAACCGCTCTTGGCGCTCGCGGGCGGCCATGTAGGCGCCGGCACGAACCGACTGCATGTTCACCGCCACCGTCCGCTTGACGGCCTTCTTCCGCGAACGCTCGCGGGCCTTCTCGCGACGGAGGGCTCGACGCTGCTTGTTGGTCACGCTCTCACCTCATCCGTCTGAGTGGATTTCACAGGCGCATCGGCCTCGCGGCCGACCGGGCTCTCGCCTTCGGCCGAGCCTGACGTCTCGGCGCTTCGCGCTTCGATCCCTTGCGAGGCGCCGGGGACCGTGATCGGCGCCCAGTGAGTAGGCGGGAAGGTATGCGGCCAACGGAACCATGGCTGTCTCAAACCCGCGTCCCACCACCCTGCATAGGGATCTGACCAAGCATGGCCGCCGGGATACGGGGCTATCAGCAAGATGGCTTTCTTTCCCTTGGGGGCTGTCGCAATGGGCTGCCACGGAATGCGCGAGGGATCGCAGGGCGAATGGCCTGAGACGCTTTGCGGCTCAGCCGGAGGCAAGAGGCCGGTGGCGTCAGCCACGCGCCCATGAAAATTCTCACTCACGCCACATCCTCCCGTGTCTGTTGAGATTTCGCTTTGGCTTCCGCTTCTCTCAGTTGAGAGAGAGCTTGAAGACGGTCGGAATGGGCGGTGCCGGCTTCGGGCGTGCGGTTTTCGGATCGGGTCAGATCCGCCAGCAGGGCCTGGGTGCGCTGGCTGTTCGCCTGCATTTGTGCGGGTGTCAGATCTTCATGCGGCTCAGCGTCAAGAATGCGCTGAAGCCTATTGGCCTGCCCCTTCGCAACCATGACAATGCGCTCGGCGATGGCTTTGAGCTTCGCCGGGCGAGGCGCGAACTCCAATGCTTGGGCATCCGCATCGACTTCGCCACGCCGCCACCGACGAATGGCTTCGCGAACGGCCCAAGCCGGAAGATCACCCACGGCGTCGAGGTAGGCCGACGCCTTGATCGCGACCGTGTCGGCATCAATTCGACTAGCCGCATATTCCTTGATCAAGTCGCCGAGGTGCATCAGCGTGGCATCTTCGGGACCGGGCCAGAGCGCTTGCTGAAGCTCAGTGATGCGCTGCGCTATAGCCACCCGCTGGGCTCCAGTGGGCATCTTCGATTTCGGGATCGTCGGGACGCGTGCGATTACCTCTCGCGTCTTCGGATCCACCACCGTTCTGCCTGCTCCCAGGTCCGATACCTCGGTGAGCTGCGACGCGAGCCAAGCCGGCAGCGAAAGGATCGACCCCGGCTCCGTCACGTCGACCGCCGGTAGTGCGGCCGGAGAAGAGGTCGTGAGGTGCTGAGCCATTTTGCGGAGCCTTCGGTACGGGCTGGTCGGTCCACTTTTCGCGCTTGATGAAGCGCTCTAGCGATGGCCGGAACTGAGGGTCCGGAACCTCGGCGGCTTGCCGGCGGACGCCCTCGATAAGCTCGGTGAAATCCACGCTGTCGGAACGATGCAGGTTATCGAGAGCCTGCATCCCCGCCTTCTTCTCGACGGGCTTGCCGTAGGCGATCCAGATTTGATCCCGGTAGTCAGCAGGCCATGCGTGCTTGCGCGGGATCTCTCTCTCAGCCGAACGTAGTGAGGCTGTAGGGATAGGGATAGGGATAGGGATAGGGATAGGAGCTTTTTGCTGGGTTACCCGCGAAGAACCCGCCGGGTTAGCCGAGTTGTTATTTTCCAATGACTTAGGTCGGCCACCTTGTTCGCCGTTCTTGCGCGCGACCTCAGCACGTTTGCTGACGACATCGCGCTCTTTGGACAGCCGCTTCTGAACCCAGAAGCCTTCGGCCAGTGTCCAGAACTCCATGACAGTAGGCTTGATCCGCAGCCACGTGCGGCGGTCCACGCGGGCCCAGCGTGCCAGTTTGTCGTCATTGTCTGGCAGGCGGCACTCGGGCACGCGCCACGCCATCATCAGCAGCATCAGGTAAGCGCCGGTCTCCTGTGCAGAGAGGTGGCCGGTGTCGGCGATGAAGGCGTCCGTAAAGAGGGGAAGATGCGGGAAGCTGCTCACGATGAAACCCCGCGCCATTCGGCGACGGTGCGGGCGCCCTTGCTGCGATTGCAGGGCACGCAGGCGACGCACAGGTTTTCAGGATCATCCGAGCCGCCGAGCGCGACCGGGTGGACGTGATCGACATCGAACGGGGCCTCTTCGGTCCCGCAGTAGCGACACACGTAGCCATCGCGAGCGAAGACGAGAGCCCGGATCGCCGCGTTCAGCGACGTGCGATGCAACCGGGTCTTGAGAACGCGGACGTGCCAGTCGCCAAGCATTTCAACCATGCCCGCGGCTGCAAGCTGGCGAAGCAGAGAGGCTGCCTGCGCGTTGCCGCAGGCCCAAATGCTCTGGAAGTGCCTACGTCCAATGATGATGGCGGTACGGTTGGCGTGGACCGCGTTGCAGAGGCGCAGATAGGCGCCTTCCTGTTTAAGGCTGAGGTGACCAGTGCGCCTCGCCCATTCGGATGTGTCGACGTAGTAGCTATCACCCATAGCGGTCTACGCCTCCTTGTTGGATTGTGTAGTGAAGACAATGGCTTGCGAGGCGATCATGAACTCACTCCGCAGCAACTGAGGCGAACATGCCGCCGTCACGCGCGAGGCGATCACGAGCCATCGTCGCGTAGGCGGGGTTCAGTTCGATCAGAATGGCATCGCGGCCGAGGCGGTCGGCCACAAGGGCGGTGGTGCCGGCGCCGCCGAAGGGGTCCAGAACCGTACCGCCGGCGGGGCAACCAGCCTTGATCGCGTCGGTAATCAGGTCCGCTGGGAACGTGGCGAAGTGAGCCTCGGAGAAGGGCATCACCGGCACTGTCCACACCGATCGCTTGTTGCGCATCTCGGCAATCAGAAACTCGCGGTAGTAGCCGCCGAGCGCTACTTTCGCTTCAGCGGCCAGCCGCATCATCTCCGCGGTGTTCTTGCCGAAGCCATCCTGCGTGGTCTGAGCCTTGCCAACATCTGTGATGCCAACAGCCTTGATGGCAGCGATGTGCGCTTCGGTAAGGCCCTTCTCAGCGGCTATCTCGCGGGCACGGACCGCTTGCGGGCGAACCGGCTGCCATTGCTCTGCATTGCCGCGCCCGCCGCGAGCGACTTGCTGCGGCCGCGCGAACCCGTTCCCGCTTGGATGCCCGCTGACCGAAGGCTCTTTGATCGCGTCTGCGTCGTAGGCGTACCGCGATGAGCGCGAGAGCATGTAAAGCATCTCGTGCGCAGGCGTGGTCCGATCCGTCACGCTGGACGGCATCGGGTTCGGTTTATGCCAAACGATCTCGTCGCGGAGATACCAGCCGTCTTCCTGAAGCGCGATGGCTACGCGCGCCGGGATCATCATGCGATCTTTAGCTTTCAGCGCGCCAGCAGCTGTCTTGTTGAGCGATCGGCACCGAGCAGCTGCGACAGAACGATCGGCTATTTGCCCAGAAGCGCCCTGCTCGCCGCAGCGCGATCCGGCATAGCTGTCCCCGAGGTTGAGCCAGAGCGTGCCGTCCTTCCGAAGCACGCGGCGAACCTCACGAAACACCGACACCATCTCGGCGACGAACGCGGCTGGCGTTTCTTCCAAGCCGATCTGACCGTTCACCCCGTAGTCGCGCAGCCCGAAGTACGGTGGGCTCGTCACGCAGCAGTTGACGCTCTCGTCCGGCAATGAGCGGAGCACGTCGCGGCAGTCGCCAGTCAAAATGCGCACGCTCATGCGGCAGCTCCAAAAAGATCCGATATCGCTTCAGCGTTGCTGGGCTTGGCGGGAGGAGACGGGCAGTCGCGCTCGCGGGCCTTCGTCTCAGCCTCAGCCATGCAGTCAGGATCAGCACAGCTCCACACGCCGTCGTCCTTCAGGCTGACGCCGAAGCCGTAGCAGGCGCCCTGTCCGCACCCAGAGCACCAGCGCTCAAGACGGGCGCGGGCTGCGTGCTCTTGCTGCCAGCCGGAGGAACTGAGGCCGTCGGTATGGCGAAACAGGCCGGCAGGACCGGGGAGGGTCGGATCGGCATCGCTCATGCCGCGACCTCAAACGGCACGATCTCGACTATCGCGAAAGGCTGCTCAGACTGCCATTCCAGCACGATCCGAGAGGCCAGACGGTCGTTGCGCACGACGCCGTGAAGTTGGAGCAGGTCCGAGGTCGCCTTGATCGCGTTATCCAGATCGAGGCCGCTCTCTACGGGCATGCGAAGCGTCAGCTCGTACCGGCCAGAAACGCGACCGGGGCGCTGCATCGTCAGCCGCCAGCCAGCCTCGGACAGCCAGGCGCCGTAAGCCTTCGACAGACGAACACCGCCGCCAGGGTGACGCTCATAGATGGCGTTGACGGAGACCGGCACGGGCAGCAGCAGGCGAACGACGTCAGCCTCGGCGCGCTGGGCGAATGTGCCCGGCACGCTCGGCTTCTTCGCCGGGCGCTTGGCTGCCTTGATCTGTCGAAGGACGTCGGCCGTAGGCATGGGGCCTCGTGCTGTGAGGGTTAGAAGGGTGTCGGCGGGACGAGGAGCGGCGCACCGAGCCGGGCCGCCTTCTCGACAAAGGCCGCATACCGATGCGCGCGGCCGTACATCTCGTGCCGGCCGGTGTAGCGCTCGACCGTGCTCAGGTTGACGCCAAGCATCTCAGCGATCCGCCGCTGAGAGACGTTCTGGCTGTGAAGCTCGCGCATCCGGCGAACGTCGTGATTGGTGATCTCGCCGCGGGCGTTAGGCATCGTCACACTCAAGCAAGGCGACACGAGCCAACGAGATCTTTTTTGGGTTTCGGACCGCGTTGCTGTTGACCCGTCTGCTGATCTCGCCCGGCAACGGTGTGCCGGCCCTCCACGCCTCGGCGCGATCAAAAGCGACCTGCCGAAGGCGCAGAGAGTACGAGCCATCTGCCGGTGCAGAGCTTCGCTGCGCGCCAACCTTCGCGCTCACGACGTAACCGCAGCCATTGCCGCGCTTTGCAGGCGCCTTGTAGTTGCGCTTACTCATTAGGCCCTCCGAGCCATGGGGCGATGAGCAATGCGAGGCGGTCGGCACGAAGCATCACCCATCGGGCGAGCCGCGTCCGTGTTCTGTAGGCCCAGGGCCGCTTCGCAGGCGGCAAGTCTTTGTAGAAGTGTTTGTCGGGCATCTTGGGCCTTCCCGAATGCTTCGGTGTCACGAGCGGCGCGCTCGCGAAGTTGGTCCATCGTGTCGGCGTCGATACGGCGAGCCTCGCCGTACCAAAGCCTCTTGCCGAGGCCGGCTGGGATGCCGGCTCGACGCGCCGCGCGATTGATCGCGGCTTTCATGCTTTCGCCGGGCACCGCCGGCTCAGCGAGCTGCCGAAGCAGCATTGCGGCTTCAACGAGGGCTGCCATTGGCCGACGCTTTTCCGAGTTCTGAGAATGATTTTCCGGCACCTGGGAACTCCGTCGTGGTCGAGTGACACTCGACGAAGCGGAGGCAGCGATGGCTGACTTGGACCGAAAGGGAGGACTCAGACGCGACTACAGTGACCGCGCATGGACCGGGCTGGACCATGAATGTGCGGTTAGAGAGAGCGGGCGTGCGTATAGACCCTGCAAGGTCCACGACCGTCCGCATGTGAGCGAGCGTCCGGGCTGCAACCCGTCCAATCGCAAAGAGGATGGAAAGTGATGGCGAAGGGATCATTGCGATACCTCCGCCCAATCGGCGGCCCACAGAAGCTCGGCCGCCGCAATCGGACAGGTGGGCTTGGCGACATTCAGTCGATCAAAGATCTTCTGAACTTTGCGTATCCCGAAGAGCGCGGTGGAATGATCGCGCTTGCCGACCCGGTAGCTGATCTGCGGAAGGCTCAGGAGGGTGTAATTCTTAGAAACCCAAAAGAGGATCTGGCGCGCCTTGACCTGCTGAGCGAGGCGCCGATGCGAGCAGATCTCCAGGACGGAAACGCCCGTCACGGCGGATACGATCGCCGTCAAGCGCTTCATCGGGAACGCCTTCTGATCCTCAAAGTCCTCCGGGCGAACGGGCTTCGGAGGGATAAAGCCCTTCTCGCCTATCTTCGGCTCCGCCCGAGGCTTCGGAGCGGGCGCCTTGATCGGGCTTTTCGGCTGGGCGGCGGCCTTCAGATGCGCCCCGCGAACCAAGGCGATATCGACGAGCGGCGCTTTTGGGCGATTGTCGCCGAAGCTCACACGGCCAGTCTCAAAAGTGCGGAAGCCAGTCATTCACGCCTCCGGCGGCATGTTCGCGTGCAGATCGGAAAGGCCCTCAATCAGAGCCGTTATCTGCGAGCGCTTGAGGTTCATCCCGAGGCCCAGGCGCATGTCGCGGAACAAGCTGATCCGCATGTGCCGGCCGTAGGCCGTGACAGAGGCCGTGATGACATCCGAGGGATCGACCTCGGACTGGATCACCAGATCAGCCTTTGGGAGACGGACGGCGGCGCTCATGAGCGAGCTGCCGAATGAAGGTGCCGGCCTTCGTCTCGGCCCGTGGCCGGCAACGGGTGGATCCGCGAGCGAGGAACCCCGAAGGCGCCCGGATCAAGATCAGAAGCGCCATTGCGCGAAACTTGTGCGACGAGTTCCACGTCGCTTCCGGAGTCCTGGCCGGATGCCTGATCAAAGGTAGTCGATCTACAAAGGTCGGCGTTTTGACCCGGCGGACGAGCTGGCGTCGCCGAGCTCTCCCACGCTTCGTTGCCGGGACGCGCGCCCGCGCTGCGATCTACATGACCATCTCCGGGGTTAGAGGCCGGGCGCCGATCAAGCGCAGGATGCCCGGCAAACTCCTCCTGGCGGGGAGCGTTTTGATCACCATCGTGCCGGGCAATGAGCCCTACGGCGCCGAGGTAAAGGTCAAGCTCTTCGTGGCCCGAAAGCGCCTCAGCGCGCTTCTCGGCTTCCATCAGCATGATGCGAACGCACGTCGCGATCAGCTTGGGCGAGAAGCCGGCAGCCTTGGCCTCGGCCTTAACGTCCTTGATGTCGGCGGCGAGCGCCTTGCGCTCTTCCTCAAGCCGAACAATGCGCTCGGCGAACTGGCGGATCTGATCCTCAGCGGACATCAGCGAGCCTTCTCAGCAAGGAGGATGAAGAGCAGGCCGATGCTGGCGAGGCTGAAGAGCACGTCGGCGCCGATAGCGATGCCAGCAAGCCGAGCGCGCCTCAAGACGAACGTAGTCCCGGTCAGCGCAGAAACAATGCACCAGCAGCCGATAAAAGATAGGACAAGGCAAGTCATGCAGCACCTGCTTTCTTCGAAAGCTTAGCATCGAGTTCAGCGACTGCCTCAAATCTCAACCGCTCTTTCTCTCCGAAGGAGGGGAACGGAAGGCCGAGTCGTTGACACTCATTAACGAGCTTTCGCCATTTGAAATTCGTGCGCTGTCCGATGCTAAATTCTCTGTTGAACTCGGGATCAGAAAACCGCGCTCGATTGGCGATCGTCACAGCAGCAGTGCGCTTCATCATCGGCGTTTCACCGGGCGCGCAGACAATTTCGTCCCACTCACGAACACGCCCCACACCGACACCGCGAACGCCGGCCAAGAACTCAGCGAGTTCGCCCTCAATTCGGAACCATTCGCAGTGACTGACAAACGGGTTGAAGCGCCTATGAAGTTCAGCCTCGTCCGCCTGACTGCCGGGCCACCAAGCAATCAACCGCAGTGGCACAGGGCTATGCGTCTGATAAGCAGCAGCCCTAGTCTTCGGATTGACCGTCACGCCAATCTTGACCAAGCCGTTCTGCGCTTCGATGAGATAGATGAAGGACGGCATGCTTATGCGGCCTCCGTCTCGGCGCCGATCATGCCCCACAGTCTCGGCTCAGCCGTCCGGCCTATCTTCGCGAGAGCTGCATTGAGCGCGAGATACGTCTCAGCCGGGAACCGACCCCGGTTCCACCTGCGCCAGTTGGAGACAGCCTTGTGACTGACGCCGACGATCTTCCCGACATCGGTGTTGCCGCCGAGCGCGTCGATGGCCTCATCCGTGCTGGCGATGGGGGGCGGCTTGGACATGAGCCCAATATCGTCCACGCAACATGGACACGTCAAGTCCATAAATCGTTGATGGCGCGAAAATCGCGGCTCGCTGATATTTCCGGCATGTCAGAGAACGCACTCACGCCCGAAAGCCGGGAGGCCATTGGCCACCGGCTGCGTCTAACTCGCGAAGCGCTCGGCCTGTCATTGACCGAATTCGCCACCAAGGCCGGGATGAGCAAAACCCGCTATGAAAATTTTGAAGCTGGGCGCAATCTCATCAAGCCCGACTTAGTCGCGCAGATCATTCGCGCCTTCCCGGCTGCGAAGCTTGACTTCAACTGGGTCTATCACGGCGACATGAACGGCATAGCTCACGACCTTGCCGTCCGCATTTCTGAGACCATGGGCGGAAAGCGCGTCGCCTAGGCGCCGACGATCTTGAACCGCTTCGGCTCCGAGCTACTTACGCAGTCTTCCTCGTACACCATAAAATTTTCGACAAGCCATTTGACGTCCGCGAGCAGAGCAAGAGCCTCTGCTTGGTCCACCGGCAACTGAACAGCGATCTGTAGCGCCATCGCCTTTTGCCGCTGTAGCCGCTTCTTAGCGGCGTGATCTGACATCGGCATCGGTTATCCAGGCTCCCCCCTTCGACTAGAACTATCGTAACCAGGGATACTCTGGTCGCGCAAGTTGCAATCCGCTCCCTGTGGAACAAAAAGGGAACAGAATTTTCGTCCACGGAACATGGAATTTGGGCTTGCAACGTCCATGCAACGTGGACTATGGTCATCACATCGCAGCGCCACACGGAGCGCACCGATGTCCCAGACCATCGTTCCCATCTTCGGCGCCGCGGCCTTCGTGGTCGGCGCTATTGTCTTCCTCCTGCCGACCGTTCCGGCGTTCGCTCGCTTCCTTTCCGAGGAGGCCTGAGCCATGCGCCGACGTCTCTCCTGGGCCGCCGCCGTCCGCGACATCAAGGATGATCGCACCGCGCGCTCTGAGGTTCGCTGCGAGCCGCTGAAGTCCGTCACTCGCGACGTAAAGCTCTGCGCTTGGCGCGGCCGCTCTGGTCGTCGCTACGTTTTCAGCATCCATGCTGCCGAGGCAATCGACGCTACCGACCTGCCCGGCATGGTCGTCCTCGGTGTCGATGCCGCTGGCGATGTCGTCGGCGCCTACAGCTCCTGCATGATGGGTGCTGTCGCTTCGATGATCAAGGCTGGCGCGGTTACGATCCATCTGCATTCACTCTGCGACACGCTGGCTGAGCGTGCAGCCGTTGCTGGCGACCTGCGGCGCCTCTCGGTTGAGGCTGCCTGATGCCCCGCACCGAGTTCAAGGCGAAGGTCAAGCGCGACGCTTTCATGCGTGCCGATGGCAAGTGTGAAGGGCAGATTGAAGGCGAGCGCTGCGGCTGCAAGCTGACGGTCGGCAAGTTCGCCTACGACCACGTCATCCCCGACTGGATGGGTGGCGAAGCGACTTTGGAGAACTGTCAGGTTCTCTGCGACACCTGCCACAAGGCAAAAACAAAGATTGACGCTGCCGACCGCGCGACTGCGAAGCATCGCGAGGACGCTCATCGAGGCATCCGGCAGGCACCCAAGCGCCCGATCCGCAGCGCCGGCTTCGGTAAGGCCGCCCCTCAGAGACGCGCGTCGAAGCCGCTCGAAAAGTGGTTTGGCGACGCCTTTCCCTCTCGCAACTGAGGTTCACGCCATCATGGCCGAGCCTGTCACAGCAGATCTCGACACGCCGGAAGACGATCCCGGCTTCGACTTAGACGATGCGGCGATGCTCGTCTGTCTCTTCCTCATCTTCGCCGGCTACCTCGGTGTCGTCGGCGTCCTCATCCGAATGGCAGTTGGAGGCTGACATGATTGACCGCAGCGACATCCTTCGTTCCCGAGACATCATCCGCGATCACTTCGACAACGTGCTTCGCATGATGGACGACGTGGCGGCCGGCAAGCCCGGACACACCACCGGCACCGTCGATCTGACATGCAACGGCCTCGCTTCGGCTCTCAAGACCGCAAGCCTGGACGCCGACGCCATTCGCGACGCCTACCGGCGGCGTGTTCCGGCGCCGCTGGCTCGCCTTCCTCTGGCAGCCCGTCTTCGCCCTTCCCGTCCTGTCCCCGATAGCCGTCTGCCGGCTGTCGCGAGCGTCGGGAACCTCTGAGATGGGCGAACTTCAGCACATCGAGCCGGCTGGCGCCCCCATTGAGCCAGCCAAGGGGGCACAGGTGCCCGCGCATGGCGATAGCGCCATCCTGTCCATCATCGAACGGGCCGCACGCGATCCGAATGTCGACATCGACAAGATGGAGCGGCTGATGGCGATGCAGGAGCGCGCCATCGCGCAGCGCGCTCAGGCCGCTTTCGCTGCCGCCTTCGCTGAGATGCAGATTGAGCTGCCTTCCGTCGCCGAGAAGGGCAAGGGCCATGGCTCGGTCACCTACGCGACGTGGGAAGACATCAACGACGCGATCAAGCCAGTTCTAGCGAAGCACGGCTTTGGCCTGCGCTTTGAGGTCGGCCGGGCGAATGACCGGCTCTCCGTGACGGGCGTCCTGATGCACCGCGAGGGGCACAGTGAACGCACGACGATGGAACTGCCAGCAGACACGTCGGGCAGCAAGAACGCCGTCCAGGCGGTCGGATCCTCGACGTCCTACGGCAAGCGCTACGTCGCTGCCGCCCTACTCAATCTCACCAGCCGCCTGAAGGACGATCGCGACGACGACGGGCGTGCGTCTGGCGCCCCCGTCTGCATCAGCGACGAACAGGCCGAGAAGCTGCGCAACCGGCTGACCGAGAATGGGGGCGATATCGACCGCTTCCTGAAATTCTTCCGGATCGAATGCCTGCCCGACCTGGCTGCCGGCCGCTTCGACGAAGCCATGCGGATGATCGAAGCGAAGGGGAGGCGGAAGTGAGCGACATCAACCTGATCCAGGGTTCTCAGGAATGGCTTGCTGCCCGCGCTGGCAGCCTCGGCGCGTCTCGTGTGGCAGACGCCATCGCTAAGACGAAGACCGGCTGGGGAGCCTCAAGAGCCAATCTGATGGCCGAGCTGATCGCGGAGCGGCTGACCGGCCAGCCGGCCGAGACATTCAAGAACGGCGCGATGCAGTGGGGCAACGACAAGGAGCCCGACGCGCGAGCGGCCTACAGCTTCTTTGCCGACGTGGACGTGACGGAGATCGGCATCGTCCGGCATCCGTTGATCGAGGGCACGCACGCCAGCCCTGACGGCTTGGTCGGCGACGCCGGTCTCGTCGAGATCAAGTGCCCGAACACGGCAACTCACATTGACACGCTGCTCGGGCAGAAGGTGCCGGCGAAGTACGTGACGCAGATGCAGTGGCAGATGGCCTGCACGGGGCGACACTGGTGCGACTTCGTCAGCTTCGACCCGCGCATGCCGGAGGCGATGCGGCTGTTCGTTGCTCGCGTCACTCGGGACGAGACGGTCATCGCAGACCTTGAGCGCGAGGTCTCAGTCTTCCTCGCCGAACTGGCAGGCAAGGTCGCTGAATTGCGGCTTTTGTTCTCGACCGAGGCGAGGGCTGCGGCATGACCGACAGCACCGCTCCCATCGGCTTCACTTGGGACGGCGAGGTGATGCGCCCCGCCTCGCGCTTTCGCCAGCAGTGCGACCGACAGTTCGTCGTCGGTCAGCAGTACGTGCTGGAAGAGCGGATGGAGCGCAGCAGCCTGTCGCACCGCCACTATTTCGCGACCATCACTGAGCTTTGGCACAGCGTACCGGAGCACCTGTCGGCCGAGTTTCCGTCTCCGGAGCACCTGCGCAAGCGGGCTTTGATCCGCTGCGGCTACCGGGACCAGCGCTCCATTGTGTGCGCGAGCAACGCTGAAGCCCTGCGCGTCGCTGCCTTCATTCGGCCAGTCGATAGCTACGCTGAGGTGTCCGTTTCCGGCTCCGTCGTCGTCCATCTGACGGCCGTCAGCCAGAACCTGAAGAGCATGGATCGGAAGACGTTCGGCGAGAGCAAGACCGCCGTTCTGGAGTGGATCTCCGACCTTGTCGGCGTCGAGGTGCCCCAGGCCGATGCTGCCAGCACTCGGAGGGCTGCGGCATGAGCTTCAGCCACGACAACGAGGCGCCAGCCTACCGTCTCATCTCACAGCGCACGGTAAAGGGTCGCAAAGACCACGCCTGCCGTGACTGCAAGGAGATCATTCCTGCCGGCACGCCGCACGCCGTTCACGTCTACGTTGAGGATGGCGAGTTTCGGGCTGAGCGGCATCACGGCTTCGGCTATCCGAGCTGACCGCGCGACATTGCTGCCGAGCAAGAGAACGCCGCCAAGGAGCGAGCCGAGATAGAGCGGTTGCAGTCCATGTCTCAGTATGGGGCTTGGCGATGACCCGCACCGTCTCCACTCGCCATCTCGCCGAGATGAAGGCCCTGGCTGCCGAAGGGCTCGGCCGGTCTGACATCGCCGCAATTACGGGCTTCTCCGTTCAAACGGTCGGCAAGAGGATCGGTCACCTTGTGCCGAGCCGGAACCGCTCTGCAAAGCCCGACGTCGCCCGCTATCGGCGGATGATCACCGCTGCCCAGGCCGCCGACTACGGCGAATGGAACAGCATCGCCCGTCGCTTTGGTCTCAAGGACGCTGACGTTCTCCGTGTCGTCCTCGTGAGAGCCCGCCGTCGCGTCGCCGAAGCCAATCCCCACCCCTTGAGCGGAGGGAACGCATGAGCGCGGTAATCTCACCCTGCGGACTGTATCGCTACAGGCTTGAGCGGAGCATCGGCGGCTTCCTGGCTGGGCCGACCGTTGCCTGGATCATGGTCAACCCATCGACCGCAGACGCCGAGACGGATGACGCGACGATCCGGAAGGTGATCGGCTTCTCCGAGCGCCTTGGGTTCGGCGACATCGTGGTCGGAAACCTGTTCGCATTCCGGGCGACCGACATTCGCGCGCTCCGGACCGCCGTGGACCCGATTGGCCCACACGGCGACGCCTATCTGAGCACGATCATGCGCGGCGCCGAGAAGGTGATCGTCGCCTGGGGGCCGTGCGCGAAGCTGCCTCGCTGGCTGCGCAGCCGCTGGACGGAGGTCGCCGGCATTGCAGAGGCGAATAGCACCCCGCTCTGGTGCCTCGGCACGGCGCAGGACGGCCACCCGCTGCACCCGCTGATGCTCGGTTACGAGCGGCGCTTGCGCCTCTGGCAGCGTCCCGACCGCGCCTCCGCGCCCACCCCTTCCCCCTACCCGGCGAGC